AGGCCGATGGAACACCAGCGCAGGTGGTGACTACTTCGCTATTGGTGTAGGCGGTGCTGTGACCGGTAAGGGCGCAGACATACTAATAATTGACGATCCGCACAGCGAACAAGAGGCCGCGCTCGCCGAAATTAACCCCGAAATCTACGATAAGGTGTACGAGTGGTACACATCCGGTCCGCGTCAGCGTCTGCAGCCGGGTGGGGCGATTATTATAGTGATGACACGCTGGTCGAAGAAGGACTTGACGGGTCAGGTGATAAAAGCCGCTGCGCAACGTGGCGGAGATGAATGGGATGTGATTGAGTTTCCTGCGTTGCTACCAAGCGGGAATCCTTTATGGCCTGAGTTCTGGTCGTTAAAGGAACTGATGGCGTTGAAAGAGGAACTGCCCAACCAGAAATGGATGGCGCAGTACATGCAGAACCCCACCTCCGAGCAGTCTGCGATAGTTAAGCGGGAGTGGTGGCAGTTATGGGAGCATGACTCACCACCTTCATGTGAGTTTGTGCTTCAGGCATGGGATACGGCGTTCGAGAAGAACAACAGGGCCGACTATTCTGCGTGTACGACGTGGGGAGTTTTCTATCAGGAGGACGACGCCGGTGCCACACAAGCAAACATCATCCTCCTCAACGCTTTCCGGGATCGTCTTGAGTTTCCGTCGCTTAAAAAGAAAGCTGTGGAACAGTTTAGAGAGTGGGACCCCGATTCGATCATTGTGGAGAAAAAGGCGTCAGGTTCCCCCCTCATCTACGAGATGAGGTCTATGGGCATACCCGTGCAGGAGTTCACGCCTTCGAAGGGCAACGACAAGATTAGTAGATTAAATGCGGTGTCAGACATCTTCGCTTCCGGGCGCGTCTGGGTACCCAACACAAGATGGGCAGAAGAAGTAGTAGACGAGGTGGCGTCGTTCCCCGGCGGGGAGCATGATGACTATGTTGACTCCGTGTCCCTCGCAATGATGCGTTTTAGGCGGGGCGGTTATATCCGTGCCCTTTTAGATGAGCCGGACGAGATACCGGAATTCAGGCGTAAAAGGCCGTATTACTAAGGAAAGATCATGGCTATTGATAAAGCACTAAACCGCGCACCACTAGGGCTTGGTGGTATGGACGCAGGTATGGAGGACGAGCCAAGTATTGAGATTGAGATCGAAGACCCAGAGTCAGTATCTATTGGCATGGGCGACCTAGAGATTGAGATCGAGCCGGGTAAGGAGTCATCAGATGACTTTAACGATAACCTTGCCGAGTACATCGACGAGGACGAACTAGAGTCATTAGCAAGCGAGATCATCTCTGACTACGAGGATGACGTAGGTAGCCGCAAGGACTGGATGCAGACTTATGTAGACGGGCTTGAGCTGCTTGGGATGAAGATCGAAGAGCGCAGTGAGCCTTGGGAAGGAGCTTGTGGTGTTTACCATCCCCTTTTATCTGAAGCTCTGGTTAAGTTCCAATCCGAGACAATTATGGCGACTTTCCCGGCGAGTGGCCCGGTTAAGACGCAGATCATTGGAAAGGAGACCACAGCGAAGAAGGACGCTGCGGAGAGGGTTCAAAATGATATGAACTATCAGCTCACGGAAGTGATGACTGAATATCGCAGTGAGCATGAGCGCATGCTGTGGGGCTTGGGGCTGTCAGGTAATGCGTTCAAGAAGGTGTACTACGACCCATCGCTGGAGCGTCAGGTCTCTATCTTCGTCCCGGCTGAAGATGTAGTTGTGCCTTATGGCTCAGAGAACTTGCAGAACGCGCCTCGTGTAACACACGTTATGCGTAAGACCGAGAATGAGCTGAAGAAGCTCATGGTGGGTGGCTTCTACCGCGACATTGATTTGGGTGATCCGGTCAACGCGCTAGATGATGTAGAGAAGAAGATCGCTGAGAAGATGGGCTTCCGTGCAACCACGGACGACCGCTACAAGCTGCTTGAGGTGCAGGTCAATCTAAACCTCAAAGGTTACGAAGACCCAGACGACATCGCGCTACCGTACATCGTCACGGTTGAGAAGGGCACGGGCAAAGTGCTGGCTATTCGCCGTAACTATGAGCCGGATGATGAGACTAAACAGAAGCGCACCCACTTCGTTCATTACGGCTATATCCCCGGTTTTGGTTTCTACCATTTTGGTTTGATCCACTTGATCGGCGCATACGCTAAGAGCGGCACTTCGATTCTGCGTCAGCTAGTTGACGCGGGCACACTGGCAAACTTGCCGGGTGGCCTGAAGTCTAAGGGTATGCGTACTAAAGGGGATGACACCCCTATCGCTCCGGGTGAGTTCCGTGATGTAGATGTGGCGTCTGGCACCATACGCGACAACATTTTGCCGTTGCCATACAAAGAGCCAAGTCAGGTCCTCAAGCTTTTGATGGATCAGATCGTAGATGAAGGCCGTCGCTTCGCGTCCGCTGCTGACCTCAAAGTGTCTGATATGTCAGCACAGGCTCCTGTTGGAACGACGTTAGCATTGCTGGAACGCCAACTAAAAGTGATGAGTGCAGTACAGGCTCGCATTCACTTTGCGATGAAGCAGGAGTTCAAACTTCTGAAGAACATCATTGCGGCTTATGCCCCGACCGAGTACAGCTACGAGCCACAAGAAGGCCCACGTCGTGCACGTCAGCAAGACTACGAGAATGTCGATGTGATCCCGGTCAGTGATCCTAACGCGGCAACTATGTCGCAGAAAGTGGTGCAGTACCAAGCGGTCATGCAGATGGCGCAGCAGAGTCCACAGATCTACGACATGGTCGAGTTGAATAGACAAATGCTCGAAGTTCTGGGTATTAAGAATATCGGCAAGCTTGTTCCAGCCGCAGAGGATCAGAAGCCGAAAGACCCAGTGTCAGAGAACATGGCAATTATGAATATGAAGCCGGTCAAGGCGTTCTTGTATCAAGACCATGAAGCTCATATTCAAGTGCACATGGCAGCTATTCAAGACCCCAAAATCGCACAAATAATTGGACAAAATCCACAAGCAAACGCGATTATGGCAGCGGCTGCAGCCCACATTAGTGAGCACGTTGCGTTCGAGTATCGCAAGCAGATCGAAGAACAGTTGGGTGTGCCGTTGAATATTCCTGACTATGAAGATGGCGACACGATCCCAGAAGAGATGGAAGTACCGCTTAGCCGCATGATGGCGATGGCTGCAGGTAAGTTGCTACAGAAAGATCAAGCCGAAGCTGCACAACAGCAAGCGCAACAGCAGGCACAAGATCCGATTGTCCAGATGCAACAGCAAGAACTTGCACTCAAAGCTCAGGAGTTGCAGCTCAAAGCACAAAAACTTCAGATCGACGCCACTGCTCAGGCAGACAAGTTGGATCTGGAGAAGGATCGTATCGAGGCACAAAAAGAAATCGCTGGTATGCAGGTTGGCGCCAAAACTGCCAAAGACAGAGCCGAACTTGCGGCGCGACAAGAGGAGGCTGGTGTTCGTATGGGCATCGACATAGCCAAATCAAAAGACCAGATGGAGCGTATGACGCAAACGCGTAAGAAGGAGTAATTTATGGACAAAACGCTTGAAGTACTTCTCGAACAGGTACGTGGCAAGCGCGGGCAAATAGTTGAGGCCGTATCCAGCAATGCGGCTAAGGACTATTCCGAGTATCAAAAACTTTGTGGTGAGATTCGAGGTCTATCACTAGCAGAGGGTTTTATTCTTGACCTTGCAAAACATATGGAGCAATCAGACGATGAGTGAAATAACTATCGCTACAGACAACGGTGAAATATCGACTCTACCGGAAACATCTGAGGAGAAGGCTAAGCAGCTGCCTGAACCTTCTGGGTACCACATCCTTGTGGCCCTTCCAGAAGTTGAGGAGAAGTTTGAGAGCGGCATCCTCAAAGCGGATCAAACTCGCCATTTTGAAGAAGTCCTTGCGACGGTATTTTTTGTGGTGAAGATAGGGCCGGATTGCTACAAAGATGAAAAGAGGTTCCCAAATGGGCCTTGGTGCAAGGAAGGAGACTTTATCTTGGCTCGCCCAAACAGCGGGACTAGGCTGAAGATTCACGGGCGAGAGTTCCGTTTGATTAACGACGACACCGTTGAGGCTATCGTGCAAGACCCCCGTGGCATTAGCCGCGCATAAGGAGGAGCTATGGAAAAGGTTGAATTTGAATTTCCTGATGAGAAAGAAGTAAAAGCTACTTCGGTAGAACCTAAAGAGGACGACTTTTCGTTCGAGATCGAGGATGACACGCCTCCCGAAGATCGTGGTCGGGAGCCGATGCCGAAGGAAATTGTCGAGCAACTAGACAGTGATGAGCTAGACGACTACTCCGAGAATGTAAAAACCCGGCTCAAGCAGATGAAAAAGGTCTGGCACGATGAGCGCCGGGAAAAAGACCAAGCCATGCGGGAGCGGCAAGCTGCTGAAGAGTTAGCAAAAAGGATGCTTGAGGAGAACCGTACCCTTAAAGAGAAGCTTTCTGAGGGTGAAAAGAACTATCTCCAGACCTACGAATCAGCCGCCAAGCTAGAACTAGACGTAGCTGAAAGAGCCTATAAAGCCGCCTACGAGGATGGGGATAGTGAAAAGTTGCTAGAAGCGCAACGGAAGATGGCTGAGGCCAGCTATAAGTTGCAAAAGGCAAAAGATTATGTGCCTTCTTTACAATTTGAAGAAAAAGATGTACAAAGTAGCCCAGAAGTCCCAGTGGCTCGTCCTGACCCAAGGGCAGTTGCGTGGCAAGAGCGCAATACTTGGTTCGGTCAGGACGAGGAAATGACCAGTCTAGCACTTGGACTACACCAAAAATTGGTCAAACAGTATGGCGCTG